ACCAAGACCGTCGGGTGGCTCGGCCCGCAGCTTCAGGGCGTTCTGAGGGACCTGGGGGGCGCTCCGGCGGCCCGTGCGGCCCTGAAGGTAGAGAAGCCGATCGGGGGCCGTCTTGCTGACCTGCGCGCCGCCGCTGCTCGGGAGCACGACTCCTAGGATCTTCACGCCGCCGCTCGTCACCGGGGATCCCGGGCCTTGCGGTTGTGGTTGCGCCTTGACGCCGGCCACCTCGCGGGGCTTCTCTGCGGTCGCTTTCGCTGCGGAAGTGCTCAAAATCGAGCCGTTGCCCTGGCAGAGGTGGCTTCTGATTCACGCGCTGGAGCTCCGCCCGGACAAGCGGTTTCGTTTTCGTACCGTCGTGGTCCTGGTGGCCCGCCAGAACGGCAAGACCACGATCGTCGAGGTCAAGAACTTGTGGAAAATGTTCGTCCTGCAGTTGCCGCTCATCATCGGCACCGCCCAGAACCTGGACATTTCCGAGGAATCCTGGGACAAAGCCGTCGAGATCGTCGAGTCGGTGCCCGAGCTGGCCGCCGAGGTCGCTCATGTCGACCGCACGAACGGCAAGAAGGCGCTCCGGTTGCTGAACGGGTCCCGGTGGAAGATCGCGGCAGCGTCCCGTAAGGGTGGCCGTGGTCTCTCCGGCGACGATGTGAATCTGGACGAGCTGCGCGAGCATCACACCTGGGAGTCCTGGGCGGCCGTCACCAAGACGACAATGGCCAAACGGAACCCGCAGGTCTGGGCGTTCAGTAACGCGGGCGACGATCGCTCGGTCGTTCTCAACGATTTGCAGGCCAAGGGCCGTGCGACCGTGTCGGCCACCACCGCGACCGACCTGTCCCTCGGCATCTTCGAGTGGTCGGCTCCCGACGATGTCCAGTGCACCTGTGGCCGGCCGGACGAAGCGCACGCGCTGGACTGCAGGTTGCAGGACCGTGCGGCGTGGGCTGCGGCGAACCCGTCGCTGGGCTACACCGTGACCGAGGAGGGCCTCGCCGCGGCCCTGGCGACCGACCCCGAGGCTATTTTCCGTACCGAGTGCCTGTGCCAGCGGGTTGAGAGCCTGGTTCCGGACTGGGCCGTCATCGGCCGCGACGCTTGGCAGTCGCTCGCTGTGACACCGGTCGAGCACGACAGGCTGATGCCGATCGCGTTCGCCGTCGACGTCAACCCTGAGCGCACCCACGCCAGCATCGGGCTGGCCGGATGTGTGGACGGCCAGGTCTATGTGGAGCTGGCGGAGCACAAGGCCGGCACCGCGTGGGTTGTTCCGTGGCTCACGGACCGAATCGAGCTCTGGGAACCGTGCGCGGTGGCCGTGGCGAAAAACAGCCCTGCCGGGTCGCTGATCCCCGACCTGGAAGCCGCGGGCATCGAGGTCGTGGGCCTGGCCACGAACGAGGAAGCGCAGGCCTGCGGGTCGTTCCTCGATCTGGTGAGCCCCGAGGACGGCGAGCCGTCGATGCAGCACCCAGGGCAGCAGCCACTCGACGACGCCGTGAAGGGCGCCGTGAAAGCGCCCATGGGCGATGGAGCGCATCGGTGGTCCCGCAGATCGTCCCAGGTCGACATTTCGCCGCTGGTGGCCGTTTCGCTGGCCGCTTTGGCCCGGGTGAAGTTCGGGCCGGCCGCCGACTACGACATTTCTCAATCCGTCTACTGACCATGAGGGGAGTCTGAGTGCGTGAGCTGATGACGACCCTGCTTGACGCCGCCGGCCTGATCCTGGTCGCCGCTGGGGCCGGTGCCGGTGCGGGCGTGCTGATCGGCTGGTCGGGCATGGCCGTGTCCGGTGTCGTCCTGCTGGCCGGGTCCTGGTGGTCCCAGCGGCAGGCGGACGCCTCGTGAGCCTCTTCACGCGACGCGCCTACCCGGGACAGACCGCCGCCGAGGCGATCCCGGACCGGCCGATGCAGCGGGCCGGCTCGGTGTCGGTGACGAACGATACGGCTCTGCGGCACAGCGCCGTATGGGCGTGCCTGCGCCTTCGGTCGAACCTGGTCTCAACGATGCCCGTGGACGTGTTCCGTGACATCGGCGGGGTACCGGTCGAGGTGCCCAAGCCGCCGGTCCTGGTGAATCCGGGCGGCGAGCAGGTCGGCATCCTCGAATGGCTGTATTCCAGCCAGTTCGACCTCGATCGCAGCGGTAACGTCTTCGGATTGATCACCGCACGTGACGGGATGGGCCTTCCGGCGAAGATCGAGCTGGCCCCGTTGTCGGAGTGCTCGGTGCGGATCCGCAAGGGCCTGCTGCAGTACCGGATCTGCGGCACCTTGTACGACCCGTCCGAGGTGTGGCACGAGAAGCAGTACACCATGTCGGGGCTGCCGGTCGGCCTGTCCCCGGTCGCCTATGCGGCCTGGTCGATCGGCGAGTACCTGTCGGTGCAGGATTTCGCGCTGGACTGGTTCTCCAACGGTGCGATTCCCCAGGCGCACCTGAAGAACACCGTGAAGAAGACCCTTTCCAGGGAAGAAGCCGCCGGGGTCAAGCAGGTGTTCCGGACCGCGACCCAGAACGGCGACATGTTCGTCTCCGGCGCGGACTGGGAGTACAAGCCGATCCAGGCCGAGGCCGCCGGCGCGGACTGGATCGAGGCGAAGAAATACGGGATCGGCGACATCGCCCGCTTCTTCGACTGCCCCGGCGACATGATCGATGCCGCGGTGTCCACGGGCAGCATCACCTACGCGAACATGACCCAGAGGAACCTCCAGTTCCTGGTGACGAGCCTCGGCCCGGCGATCATCCGCCGCGAGGACGCACTGAAGAAGCTCGTGGGCTCGCCGCGGTTCGTGAAGCTCAACACCAACGCGCTGCTGCGGATGGACCCGCAGACCCGCGCCCAGACGTTCAAGACGCAGATCGAGTCCCGGACCCTGGCACCGAGCGAGGCTCGGGCCCTTGAGGACCGGCCGCCGTTCACCGATGACCAGCTGGCGGAGTTCGACCGCCTCTTCGGCCCGCCGAAGTCACCTGCCCCGACCGGCAGCGCACCCACTGGAGCCACGACATGACCGACATGGCAGCCCTGCGCGCAGCCGCCGCCCAGACCCGAGCGAACGCCGCCGACACATCCGCCGAACCGATGGCCACCCCGCGGGGCCGGCCCGAGCGGCAGCCCGTCCGAACCCGCGCCGAGCTGCGCGCGAAGAAGGTCAGCCGCGATGGCATGGACTGGTATGAAGTCGAGGGTTACGCCTCGGTGTACGACCGCGCCTATGAGATGTGGGACATGTTTGGCCCGTACAACGAGGTCGTTGACGGAGACGCGGCAACCCAGACCCTCGCCGCCGGTCCGCAAGTCGTATGGCGATTCAACCACGGCGGCATGCCAATGGCCTCGACGGCCAACGGCCGCCTCGAGCTGTGGACGGACGGCACCGGCCTGGGCGACCGCGCCTGGCTGAACCCCAAGCGCGCCGACGTGCAGGACCTGATCCGCGCGATCGAGGATGGCGACGTCACCGAGCAGTCGTTCATGTTCACGATCGAGGCGGGACGCTGGTCGCCGGACTACACCGAGTACCGGATCGAGCGGTTCAACCTCGACCGCGGCGACGTCGGGCCGGTCACGTACGGGGCGAACCCGTACACCTCGATCGCGGCCCGCTCCGGCGATTTCCTCGCCGACATTCCAGACTTGCCGCTCCTGGTTGCGCGGGAGGCGCACGAGCGGCTGGCCGCCCGCCTGGACGTGGCGGCATCGTTGGCGGTCACTCCGCCGGCCAGGCGCGACGAGCAGCCCAAGGGCATGTCCGTCGCGCTCGTCCAGGCCCAGCTCCTCGCCGAACTCGACGGGGACTTCTGACGCATTACCTGTGCTGAAAGCACCGCCGCCCGGCAGATGGCCCGGAGCGGCGCGGACCACCAGGTCCAGCTCGGCAGATGACCCGAGCCGTCCTGAGTCGCGCTGGCACATCCCTCATCGGATGACCACGAAAAGGACGGACTAACCATGCCCGTGATCGACGACCTGATCGCCTCCATGGAGGTCGAGAAGGAGGCCGCTGAGAAGCGGCTCAGCAAGAACATCAAGCAAGCCGAGCTGATCCTGGCCAAGGCGCAGCAGGATGGCCGCTCTCACCTCACCGAGGACGAGACCGAAGAGGTCGCCGCCCTCAAGGAGGCGCGGACCCAGATCAAGAGCGACATCGAGGGTGCCAAGCGCAAGCTGGCCGATGCCGCCGACGTCAAGGCCGAGGAGCTCGAGCGCGAGCAGAAGCAGCGCGAGGTCACCCCGTCCTCGGCCCGCAGGCCCTCCTACGACCAGATGGTTCGCATCGGCAACGAGGAGCGCACCTACCGCAAGGACACTGACCCTCGCGGCAAGGGCTTCCTGATGGACATCAGTCGCCAGTTCCTCCACCAGGACGTCGAGGCCGCCAGCCGTCTGTCCCGGCACATGGCCGAAGAGCGCGTCGAGCGGGCCGAGTACCTGAACCGTGCCGTCGGCACCGGCGCTTGGACCGGCCTGACGGTCCCGCAGTACCTGACCGACATGTACGCCCCGGCCACCGCGGCCCTGCGCCCGTTCGCCGACATCTGCAACAAGCACCCTCTGCCGGACTCCGGCATGTCGGTGAACATCTCGCGGGTGACCACCGCCTCGACCGCGGCCCTGCAGGCCAACCAGAACGACGCGGTCTCCGAGACGAACATGGACGACACGCTGCTCACGATCAACGTGCAGACCGCAGCCGGCCAGCAGACGATCTCCCGTCAGGCGATCGACCGCGGTACCGGCATCGAGGACGTCACGATGCAGGACCTGTTCAACCGGGTCGCGACCGTGCTCGACAACACGCTGATCAACCAGGCGACCAACGGCCTGACCAACGTGGCCACGGCGAACACCTACACCGATGCCTCTCCCTCGGGCACCGAGCTGTACCCGAAGATCCTGGGTGCGGCTGCGGGCGTCGAGGCGGCGCTGCTGGCGATGGGCCGTCCGGACTACGCGGTCATGCACTCGCGGCGCTGGTACTGGCTGTCCAGCCAGATGTCGTCGACCTGGCCGATGATGAACTGGACGAACCTGCCGTCCCAGAACAGCGGCCTCGCCGACCCGAACAGCTCCTACAACTCCGGTCCGCGCGGAGTCCTGCCATCCGGTCTCCAGGTCGTGGTCGACAACAACATCGCCACGAACCTCGGCACCGGCACCAACGAGGACGAAATGTACGTCGTGCCGTCCTCGGAGTGCCACCTGTGGGAGGACCCGGGCGCGCCGATGTTCATCCGCGCCGAGCAGCCCGCCGCGGCCACCCTCGGCGTCCTGCTGGTCGCCTACTCCTACTTCGCCTACACCTTCGGCCGGTACGCCAACGGCATGCAGAAAGTCAGTGGGACTGGCTTGGTTACCCCAACGTTTTAAACCTTCTGAATTCGGATCCCATCTTCTGACAAAATTGAGGCATGGGATCCGAACAGAAGTGCGGGCGGTGCAAGACCGCCAAGCCGATGGAGGCGTTCTCTCCGTCGTACCGGGGCAAGCCCGGAACCTGGTGCAAGCCATGCTTCAACGCTCATCACCGGGGCGAACCTGCCCCCGAGGTCGAGCACGATTCACGGCCCTGCGGGTACTGCGGCAAGGAGTACGTGCCGAAGCACCTAAAGGCGATCGGCAGGTTCTGCTCGCGAGAGTGCGGCCAGGCCGATCGAAGGGATTCGGGACGTCAGCGAGATCGCTATCTCAAGCGGACCTACGGGATCTCGGCCGTCGACTACGACCGCCTCCTAGCCGAGCAGGGCGGTGGCTGCGCGCTCTGCGGAGTCAAGCCAGAGGATCTCAAGGCTGGTCGCTACCGCACCTACCTGCACGTAGATCACTGCCACGAGACCGGCCGGATTCGCGGCCTGCTCTGCCCAGAGGACAACCTGCTACTCGGCCGATTCGGGGACTCTCCGGAGCGCTTCCGCCGAGTCCTCGAATACCTGGAGGCATCCGCCTCTGACACATGACCTCCGTCGTCCCGTTGCGCGGGCGGGGCGGCGGGGCCGATACCCGTAAGGGAGATCAACTATGGGCCTCAAGCCCGTTCTGGGAGACATTGCTCTCGCATCCGCTGTGCGCACGGCGGCAACCTACGTCAGCGGCCCCGTTGCCGTCGCCGGTCAGGCGGCATGGGTGACCATGTACGTCCATGCCAGTGCCATCTCTGGCTCGGCCACCCTCGACGGCTCCCTGGAGGAGTCGGACGACAACTCGTCGTGGTCTGCCATCCCTGGCAGCTCCATCACTCAGCTGACCGCCGTGGGCAACCGCACCGTTTCGGCCAAGGTCACCAAGAACTACGTGCGCGCCACCACTGCGGTCGGTGCCACCACCTCGTTCACCTACGAGGTTCGCCTCGACATCCTTCCGGGCTGAGGAGACGACCATGCCGGAACCACAAAGTGAAGACCCGGTCGTCGCGGCGCTCCTGCGGGAGCGCGCAGGTCTGGTGCAGCGCGGCCTCGACCCGCGGGTCGCACAGGTCGACGAGCAGCT